ATCAGGTATGGTATTAACTGCGAAAGCTAGTGCGTGTAGGTATTCACCGTGATAATTCATATGATTACAAGTGAACTCCTTACGTACCCAACATTTAAAATGTGGTACGTTACTTATAAGATACGACATTACTTACGTTTAGCAGCTCCACCACGAGCATAACCCATAGTTTTTTTCATTGTCATAGGTTTCTTCATGCCACCTTTAGCCATGTACTTAGTCTTCTTCATGCCACCTTTAGCCATGTATTTTGTTTTCTTTTTAGCCATTGCCATTTTAACTTCTCCTGTTTACTTTACCTGCGTTTTTATTTCGCTTGTATGACCTATTAGTTGTAGCTTTTACTACTCTAAACTTACTCTTCTTTTTTAGGGCATTACCCCCTACATGATGTACATCCTTACCATCACCCTTTTTAACAAGACCTTTACGTTCCATAATCCTTCTAGCAAGATTACGATTGGCTCGTTTCTTTTTTACTACAGACTTAGAATCATATTTCTGTTCTTTTTTATAGTCTCTAGCCATTTTTCTTTATGTTCATGTAAGCTTCTGGACTAGCTTTTTTTAAAGCGAGTAACCCTGCATTATCAGTGACTGAACCACCTGCTGAGTACATATGTTGTTTGCCACCTACACTGCCACCATAAGCCATCTTAGTCTTCTTCTTAGTATCTTTAGGTTTTCTACCACCCATAATAATAATAGCTATTCCATCTTTCTTTTTCATGTGTCACCTATTTCTTTTTTACTTTAGCAAAATTTTTAGCGGACATTCTGCCTTTAGCAAATTTTTCTCCACCACGTTTCTTCAACTCGTCATATGTAAATTGAGCATCGTAAGAAGATGAATTACTTATATTACTTCGTTTCTTCTTAACTACTTTTTTAAGTTCCTCTTTTTTAACTTTAGTTGAAGTTGCTTTTTTAGGTTTCTTAACTGCTGTGTCTTTCTTTTTCATTTTTACAGGAGCAGTTCCGCCTTCCATATTGTCTGTTCTTCTAACTTTACTTTTTGACAGGCTGTCCACTCTACCCATACCAAAGTCAGTCTTCTTTTTCTTTTTAGGTCTTGGTTTAGGCATTTCACTAGCACTAAGGTTTGTACTCTTTACACCACTCTTTGTGCCTAGCTTATCTGCTGCAATTTGTGCAGTCACACTACCAAGTGTTTTTAATTTACTTGCACCACCTACTTTTAAAGGTTTGTTGGTTGTGCCCTCAATAGTTTCACCTTTACGTTTAGATGTATTTACTTTAGTACTAACATTCTTTTTAGGTGGTATCACTTCACCTTCAAACACTTTTTTCTTAGGTGATTTATTTGATTTACTTATCGCTGTAGACTTAGGCTTTGTAACACCACTACTGCCACTAGGCTTTGTAACAGATGTACCTGTTGTTTTATTCTGTCCTAGTTTAGCTGTTATCTTAGGTGGTTTGCTCATAGTCTTAGGTTGACCATATTTCTTAGTCAAAGCCTTTGTTAGTTTTTTAACTGCTCTTCCGCCTTGTGAACGGATAGCTGAAGCTATTGCAGGTGTTGCAGCTCTTACGAGTGCCTGTCCTACGATAAATAATAGAGGTAGTGCCATTTTATTCTCCTGTTACCACTTTACTTTATGTGACCAGTATTTAGCTGATAACTTAGTAGTGGGTTTACCTTGAGCATTATGTCTAGCATAATAACTCTTCTTACGTGCTTTATCCTTCGCTGAAGTAGGATTTTTACCAGCACCACTTACCCCTTGTTGTCCAAAACGAATAAGCTTCATGTTATGCCCTTCGGCAGCTAACACCATATGTGATTTAGTCTTGTGGTCAGGTGTTCTCTTAGGTTTGTTCACACCCTTTAGTCCATGTTTCTTGAGCAACGCCGCTCGTCTATTTTCATGTGCCATAGTTTATATTCTCATCTTATCTGATTCTTTATCTTCAAAGCACTTATACTTCAATGCTTGGAACATAGGCATGTAGTCTGGGAGGTCAGCAGCCATTTCATAGGTACGTGCTATACATTCCTGTTTAGTTTCGTATGGACCTTCCAAATCTTTTAGTGTATGACACACATTAGAGTTACCAATCATACATACAAGTACAAATGCTTCAAACATTAATTTATCATCCCCTCTGCTCTCATTGCAGTCTCCACATGTTTAAGAGTATATCTTACACCTGTGTCAGCTTCAATGGCAGCACGTACATAAAATACGGAACTGTGGGGTATATGTAAATTCTTTAATGTGTTCGTATGAATGGCATAATAAAATGCTTCCAACATATTCTCTGGTGTGTATAGTTGTACTGATTTTCGTTTCATTGTCAAGCATCTTTTTGTATTAGTACGGAGATTTATTATTACTGTTCATTTAAGTGTTTACATTTATATGTTCATGTAAGTGTCTTTATCATCTTTATTCTATAAACAGTTATATGTATCATTTATATGATATGACCTAATTATACTCGATTTGGCATCACTTGTCAATAGGGCAAAATAAAATAAATATTATCGTGTGATAAATATGTCACACTTTATGTATATATGAGATGAGTTACCTAAGTGGTTAACACTTTATATTTCCCATCTGTGTATTTCTCCAAGCATATATACGTGACCCCCCCTAGTGGCTGCTGCATGGGGCTGCTTACTAGCCGATAAAACATAAAGGGAAGGTCAAAAATTGTAATAAAATAACGTTAATTAATAAAAATAATAATTAATAATGTAAAATATCTAATAAAATCAATTAGTTATGTAATATAAGTAACTAACTAATAATTAGTTATTCATTTAATTGTATTAAAATATAATGATTTACAGAATACCACCGCATTTAAAATGGCGGTGTATAAAATAAGAAGCGGTCATATGTATATATTTACATATCAAATAATTATTTTATTAAATCTATTGAATTAATAATCATTACGAATTATATAGATAATATATTTTAATTAAATAAGGTTTAAAAAAATGAATGATAAAAATATATATATACAATTATTAGTAATAATCTTTTTTACCCTACCGCTATGGCTAATAGTTTATTATGAAATAAAAAATAAAATGCGTACTAATAATAATTTAAAAAGAATACATGAAAGAAATAAAAGAATAAAAAATAATTTGTATAATACTTGAAATAATAAAACTAGGTATTATATAAAAGATATAAAGGTTAATCATAAGATTATTTAATAAAACTTTATAAAGCATATGAAAGGTTAATATTATGCAAAATACTAAAACACAAAATTATACTTACAATCACTTAAACCAAAATAAGCAAGTTATTAAATATCTTGAATTATTTGGAAGCTTAAACCAAAGGGAAGCTTTTAATTTAGAAGCTATCACGCAAGGTAAATTTTCAAATATTAATAGATTATCTGCTAGAATATTAGATATTAAAAAGCAGAAATTACTTGGCAATAAAAAAATTGATAAAGTACATTTTGGAAGGTTTGCGGTTTATAAGTTAATATCTAATTAATTGATTAGCTAAACAATTAATAAATTTACAGCTATAGTTTAAATATTATAGCTGTAAATATTCTTAAATTTTTTTATATTAATTACGGTCATGGGGTGTAAAATGCAAAAAGTTAATTTTCATAAATCTAAATTACTAGGTAAGTTAGAAGATTTTGAAGCTTACGGTACTAATACAATTACTAATAAATTTTGTTATGATAGATATACGGAAGCTAAAAAGAAAAATAAAGAAGCAGGTTTTACTATAGATATTTGCGGAGTTTGCTATAGTGAAAAATCTTTAAAAGGTTATCGCAAATCAACACAAAACGCATTAAATAAAAATGAAATACTTGCGGAAAAATTATTAGATGAAAATGAAATAAAACAATTCTTAACATTAAAAGTTTATGAACGGTTTTTACATCATGGCGATTTATTAACTGCTAAATGCAACCATAAAGGAAATATAATTAAAAAATATAATGATTTTACTATGATTGAGAATTTTTGTAGAATAGCGGAATATAATCCGCATTGTACTTTTAGCATTTGGACTAAACAAAAAAAGATAATTACTAAATTTTTTAATAATAGAATTAAACCTAGTAATTTAATAGTTATATATTCTAATCTTAATGTTAATAAACCGCTAGAAAAAATACCACATAATTTTGATAAGGTTTTTAACAATGTTTTAAAAATGGACTATGTAAGTAAGCAAAATTGTAGCGGTCAAAAATGTAAAGATTGTTTAAGATGTTATAAACATTCAGATAAACTAGAAGATAATTTAATATATGAAGCAGTCAAATGATTGCTTTATATAATTTTCTTACGGTCATGGGGGTGGGGGGTTGTTGCAAAAATATCACACGAAAAAATAAATACGGTCATGGGGGGTGTACAAGGGTTGTAATATGAAATACAACTATTATATCAGAATAAAGGGGATAGTGTTATGCAATTTAAATTTATTAATCCAATAGCTAAAGCATTAGCCTATAACAAAAAGAGAAAACAAATAATAAAGAATAGGAAAGGTAAAGGCAGTTATGAAAGAGCAGAGAATAGAAAAGCAATCAAGAGACAAGAAGAGAAATAGGGATTGGCATAAAGATAGAAAAGTTAAACGTAAGACAAAACAAATTATACAATCAATGTTTTATAATGTTAATAATTTAAGGAAGGATAAGTAAATGAATGATACATTAGTACAAATTAGAATGTACATATATGATGAGTTAAATAAATATAAGGATAAAGACAAAACATATATGAAAGTTGAATTGGGTAGAAAAGAATTAGCAGAAGAAATAAATAATATATTGAGGAGATAAAATAAAATGTATGATATTGATAATTTACCCTTGAAAAGTTTTAAAGACATATTATATGATATGGAAAGCGAGTTACTACCAATAGAAGAAATAGACGTAATAACTGAAAACAAACCAAATGAGGAATACGATTATGAAACATTGGAAGACTAAAGAAGACATGGGCGAAGGCTATCAATTCAATGAGAAAGACCATATGGAAAATAGCTATAACTCTTTAGTGTGGGATAAAATACCACCATATGAAAAGAATGTAATGCGAACTTTTTATCTGATTAGAGATGTTTGGGATAGAGAACGTAAATTAAAGTTAAAGAAATTTTTAGACAATAATTTAAATGAGGAGTTATAATAAGATGAAAGCATATTTAATTAATGCCAAAGATGAACTTATAGTCGAGATAGATTGTAAAGGCTATGAACATAAACAAGAGTTACTTAACTGTAGAATGTTAGAACTATATCCGTATAACCTAAATGGTAATGACATATGGACAGATGAGGAAGGCAACCTAAAAGAATATAATTATTATGTTGAGTTAGACAATAAGTATATAGTCAGCGGTAATGCTATTATCCTTAGTTGTGATGATGAAGGTGGTTCTAGTGATGTTAAAAACTTGACTATAGAAGAATTAAAAAGTAGAGTTAAATTCTTAGGCAAGAGATATATAGAGCAGAATGGAATGGGTTTTAATATAAGGGAGTATCAGTAATGAAGTACTATGCGAGTGAAATAGATAAGTATGCCATGAAGGTAACACAAAATAACTTCCCTAATACGTGGCAATTAGGAGATGTTCAAAAGATTGATACATTAATGAATACTAAAGGAGGTACTGCAACAGTAGATTTATTAGTAGGTGGTTCGCCATGTCAAGATGTTTCATTCGCAGGTCTAGGCAAGGGATTGATTCATGGCGAAAGGTCAAACTTATTCTTTGAATATGTTAGGCTATTGAATAAACTTAAACCTAAATACTTTTTACTTGAGAATGTTAGAATGAAACAAGAGTATCAAGACATAATATCTAGCGAGTTAGGTGTTAAACCATATATCTATAATAGTGCAGATTGTTCAGCACAAAATAGATTGAGATGGTATTGGACAAACATACCGCAAGATGAATTAATTAGACAAGACAATATCGTATTACAAGACATCTTAGAAGATGATGGCATTGCTCACGATTTAATGACCAACAAGGAAGGTAAAGCACATTGTGTTACCGCTAGGTACAACGGTGCAGTTTGGTGGAACAGTATACAACGTAAGCAGAGAACCATGGTACAAGTGGCGGAAGCTGATACTATCAAAGGTTATGACATCATCAAAAGAATATATTCCCCTATGGGTAAATCTCCCACATTAACCACTATGCAAGGCGGTCACAGAGAACCTAAAGTCGCAATGGGTAGAATAGTTAATGGTATGAGATGGCGAAAGCTTACACCATTAGAGTGTGAAAGATTGCAAGGTGTGCCTGATAATTACACAGATTGTGTATCAAACAGTCAGCGATACAAGATGCTAGGCAATGGTTTTAATGTTCCTACTATCAAGCACATACTTAAAAACTTACCTGACATACATCACGATTTTACTACGTTATCACTATTTGATGGCTATAGTGGTTGTCAGATAGCATTACGACAATTACAACAAGAAAGAGAAGAGCAGAGAACTACTGAATGGGTAGAAATGTATAACAACAATAAGGAGATAGTATGACAAACGAAAGTAGATATATGTTGGCATTGGTTAATATTCTGTATTACCAAGCAATAAATATGAGCAAGGAAGAACTTCAACCTATATTATTCTTTGATGAAGAACTTACAGATAAGTGGACACTTAAACAATGTCGTATACAATATGTCAAAGACCAACTAGAATTTATTCGTGATGGTAATCTTGATGATGAGATTGAAGACACTTGGAACACAGTATTTAAAAAGGAGAATGTATAATGGGAGAATTTAAAGACAGATATTACAAGCAGTTAGAAGGATTTAGAATAAAAAAATTCTTAGGTATAGATGCAGAAGGATTTCCTGAGTTTATATTATCTAAACCTAAGTATGAAGATGTAAAGGTAGCCGTAAGTTCTGACCCTGAGGGTAATAGTGGTGGGTTCTTATTTATAATGAGTGAGAATGGAGAGGAGATAAACTAATGCTAATGGAATCATTAATGTGTTTAGCACTCAACGTGTACCATGAAGCTAAGAATCAAAGTTATGTAGGGCAAGTGGCAGTCGCACAAGTAGTTATGAATCGAGTGAATGATACACGATACCCTAACACAGTATGTGACGTAGTTAAACAAGGTGCAACATACAAATGGAAGCCTGACTTTCCTATCAAGAATAGATGTCAATTCAGTTGGTACTGTGATGGCAAGAGTGACAAGCCTAGAGAACATCAGGCATGGAGAACTGCTATGCACATTGCAAATGGTGTATACAATGGACATATAGATGACCTTGTCGAAGGTGCTACACATTACCATGCACACTATGTTAATCCTAGTTGGGCAGATACCAAGACATATGTAACAAGAATAAATGACCACATATTTTATAGATGGGAGATTAAAGATGAATAGATATTATGTAGAATGGAAAGTAGATGGTAGCGAAACTTTTACAACTTATATTTATATTAAAGCATATAGTGTAGAGCAAATACGAGACATGCTTAATGAATATGATATAGTCGCAATAGATATAACAGATTAGGAGAAGTGGCATGAAAGAACGAGGATATGATAAATTGTTTAGTGATATAACTATAGAAGAGTTAAGTCATAAGATAGTTAGGTTAGCTAAACAACGTGATGCATGGCAAGAGAAAGCCATGAACATGATTGAGAAGAGTACATATGAAGAGTTGAATAATCAATATAAGAACTACAAGAAACTAGCAGAAGATAATTTCATATCATCTGTTAACGATAGTGAAACTTCTGACATATGGAAGGAAAGGTATCAGAAAGAGGTAAGTAAAGCTGAATTTTGGCAGAAGACATACTACGATAATCAACCTAAAGGATGTGGTTACATGTTCAGCGAGATACCTAACAACACAGATGGTCAGGAGTTTGTTGACACTATGAAGAAATATCTTAACAGAGATTCTTATAAGATGCGAGTACGTGGACAACACATAAAGCCTGAGTTAAGAGGAACAGGTGCAACTTATTGGGGTCAGAGTAAAGCTGAATCAACACACATGAGAATTTACATTGATAAAAAGAAAGGAGAATAATATGTGGCACAGAATAATAGCACACTTTGAAGAGAAGTACGGAGAGAGTACTAAGTATGACTTAGACTATGGTAAATTATTAATAATAGCACTATGTATTTATATAGCGGTAAATATTTAATGGATGTACTTTTTGGCTTAGTAATATTTTTTATAATGTATGGGTTAGTCTGTCTGTTTCAATGACAGACTTTCCGCTACGGTCATGGGTGGGGAGCAATAATTTTGAAAGGAGAAAGTATGAATAAATTATCAGTACAAGATGCTGTTAACAGTTACTATAAATCTAGTGATTTCAATATGTTAGGTGAAAAATCTAAAGTAGATTATCAATACTGTATTGGGGTCATGTTAAGTACAAAGATTGATTCCAAAAAGCTTGGGGATATGAATGTCAATAAGTTGACAGGTAATAAAGCAAGACGAGCATATGAAGAGTGGTTAGGCAGGGGAATATACTTGGCTAACTATGTATGTTCTATATCTAGAAAAGTTTATTCGTATGGAATGGAGATGGGTTTTACTGAAACAAATCCCTTTTCTACATTTAAACGTAAAACAGTTAAGCCTAGAAAAGTGGTGTGGCAAAGAGATGAAGTAAAACAATTCTTAGATTATTGTTACTCTAGTTTTCAATATAGAAGTGTGGGTTTAATTGTACAGATGTCTTACGAATGGTGTCAAAGGGTGGGGGATATGAGATTATTAAAGTTTGATAGTATAGATTTTAATAAAGGCATACTAAACCTAGAACAATCAAAAAGGGGAGCAACGGTGCACTTACCAATCAGTGAAAATTTACTTGAAATGTTACAGGAACAGAAGAATCATTACGACTTTCAAGAATATGTTGCACCCTGCCCAAAGGCTATTAGAGGGTCATACAAGCCTTATACGGTTCATAGGCTATCAAAGGTGGCTAGAGATGCTATAACTCTCTCAGGCTTACCAAAGGAGCTACGAATAGCAGACTTACGCAGAACAGGTACTACAGAAATGGTGGAAGCAGGTGTATCAATGGGTCAGATAATGTCTGTCACAGGTCATGCAAATCCACAGTCTGTGAAGCCTTATTTAAAGAATACTTTTGATTCTGCAAAAAATGCATTGACACTTCGAGAAAAGTATGATAATTAACATTTTAACTGCCGACAGGGAAATAGTATGAATATACATATATATGATTATTTAGATGATTTACAGTTAGGTATAGGGGAATCTAAAAGATTAAACTGTCCTTTCTGTAACAGCTACAAAACATTTACCGTTACAAACAACATGGGTAAGCTTTTGTGGAACTGCTACAAGTCATCTTGTAAGCTATCAGGAGCAAAAAAGATAAGAATATCTGCAAATGATATAAAAAATAAATTTATGTCACAAAAAGAACAAGAAAATACCACATTTGCACTACCTGAATACGTCATTTTAGACAATGATAGGTGGGAAGTGCTTACTTTTGCGGTAAAATACGGCATAGACAATGTATCATTATGCTTACATTATGATGTCAAGGAAAAAAGAGTAGTATTTCCTGTCTACAGAGGTGGTTTAATGGTAGATGCAGTGGGTAGGTCTATAACAAATAGATTACCTAAGTGGAAAAGATATGGAAAAAGTGACTTGCCTTTTACGTATGGATATGGTAAGGTCGCAGTCGTTGTTGAGGATTGTGTGAGTGCTTCAGTTGTAGGTAATGAAGTATATGTTGGGGTAGCAGTGTTGGGTACGTCATTATCAGAATCACATAAGAGGTATCTTTCACAATTCTCGACAGCTATAATAGCACTAGACCCTGATGCACTGCCTAAGACACTGCTATTTGCTAAAGAAATAAGAGATGTAGTACCTAATGTTAAGGTGCTAAAACTAATAGATGATTTAAAATATCGTAAGGAAGAAGACTTTAACAACTTATATAATTTAACCCCAAAGGAGTAACCAACATGGAATTAGCACTGATAAGAAGCCTGATGGATAAATCATTTTATGATGACCATCGTGGTTATAAATGTCCTGATAGATTGTTTAGTAAGGATGTCAGGAAGATAAAGAAGGTTGTGGATAATGCTATGACAAAGTATAGCAGAGATGTCACACCTGATGAAGTAGAAGCACTATTTATGTCTAGTAATTTTGGCTTGACAACAGCACAGAAACAGGCATTTGGTGATTTGTTTGTGAAGATAAAGAAGGAGAAACCTCTTGGTGCAGACATTGCAAGTGATGTTTTGTCTAAGTTATTTCGTCAAATTATTGGTGAAGATATTGCTAACATTGGCTTTGAGTATGTTAATGGCAGTCTATCCTCACTTGAACCCATTAGAAATATTATTAGCAAACACAATGATGATTTTCTTCCCATACTAAATGTTGAGTGGGAAGATTTAAGTATAGAAAGTATAATGGCTAAGAACTCCCTTGAAACACAGTGGGGGTTTAACATACCATCATTAACACGTAAAGTAGAAGGTGTAAATGCAGGTCACTTAATAATGGTGGGTGCTAGGTCAAACACAGGTAAAACATCCTTTCATGCTTCCTTACTAGCAGGACCAAATGGTTTCGCTAGGCAGGGTGCTAAGTGTGTTGTGCTTTGTAATGAAGAAGCTGCCCACAGAGTTTCAATGCGATACCTGTCTTCTGCAAGTGGATTTAAGAAGGAAGATATTACTGCCAATAAAGATGCTGTATGGAATAGTTGGAAAGATTTACGAAAGAATATTAAGATTGTAGATTCTATTGGACAAGACATGTCATGGGTAGAAGCGGTATGTCGTACTTATAATCCTGATGTTGTTGTTGTCGATATAGGTGACAAGTTTGCAACACAAACAGGATTTGCTAGACCTGATGAAGCATTGAAAGCTAACGCAATACACGCAAGAGAGATAGCTAAAAGACATAACTGTGCTGTGTTTTATATGTCACAGTTAAGTGCAGAAGCAGAAGGTAGAGTACAATTAAATCAAAGTATGATGGAAGGTTCAAAGACAGGTAAAGCATCAGAAGCTGACCTCATGTTATTGTTAGCGAAGAACCCATCAGAAGGAACAACAGAAGGAGTACAGGAAGGAGAAGACGGTATTAGACACATAGTATTAGCAAAAAATAAATTGTCAGGTTGGCATGGTAGAGTTACCTGTGAGTTTGATTTTGAAACAGGGAGATTTGGAGCATGAGTATAACAGGTAAAAATATGGAGTTTGATGGTAAAGAATGGTGGTACAGACATCCAAAAAGCGGTGGTAGACGTAGACTGTGGTCAAACATAAAGAAGAATAAAGAACGTATGTTTGTAAATGGTAAGTACATAAAAAAATCACACCCTTTGTGGAAAGAAGGTAACTATAAAACATTTGAAGATGCCGCTTTTGCATCATTAAAAAATTACACTAGAAGTAAAGTGGGAGAAGTTTATATGATAACAAATCCTGTATGGGAAGGTTGGTATAAAATAGGTATGGCAGTTGATGCAGACGATAGGCTTATGGCATATCAAACAAGCTCTCCTCACAGAGATTACGTTATAATACATAAGGTTAAAGTAGATAACAGACGAGAAGCAGAGAAGAAAGCACACAGGGAAGCAGAAAAAATTGCAAAAAAATATAATTCAGAGTGGTTTTTTGTTGACAGGGATGAAGCAATCAGTATACTGAACAAAGTAAAAGAGGAGTATACAAATGAAACTAACACTTGATGTAGAAAATACAGTAACAAACAGAGGTGGTAAAATGCACCTAGACCCATTTGAAACAGACAATAAGCTTGTGATGGTAGGTTGTCTAACAGATACAGGTAAAGAATATTTATTTAGAGACAACTACGAAGGACTACAAGAATTATTAGATGAAGCTACTATACTTATAGGTCACAACATAGTACACGACTTAATGTGGATATGGGAGTGTGGCTTCAAATATGATGGTCCTGTATTTGATACTATGCTAGGTGAATACATATTACAATGCGGTCAGAAGCAACCTCTATCGCTAGAAGCTTGTGCAGAAAGACATAACTTAGATACTAAGAAACAAGACACACTAAAAGAATACTTTAAGCAGGGTGTAGGTGTTGATGAGATACCGCATGATGAACTATCATCTTACCTGTCAGCAGACTTACATGCCACACAGCAACTTAGTGATGTCATATACAAGAATCTATATACGGAGAAGTATTCAGGTTTGATGGATATAGTAGTATTAACTAATCGTGTAGCTGTTACTCTTGCTCACATATATAGAACAGGTTTTTCTGTAGATATGACTAAGCTAGATGAAGTTAAAGCAGAGTTTGAAAAAGAAAAGCAAGACACAGAGAAACGATTAACTATACAAGTAAAAGAATTAATGGGAGATACACCTGTTAACCTAAATAGTCCTGAACAAATGTCTTGGGTTATTTTTAGTCGTAAGCCTAATGACAAATCTTTATGGGCAAATGCATTTACTCCCTATATGAGCAAGGGTACATTTAAAAGTACTATTGATAAAAACTCTACTATATTATATAAGACGAAAGCAATACAATGTAACACCTGTTATGGTGCAGGTGTAATTAGAAAGGTAAAGAAAGATGGAACACCTTATGTTAAGTTACCCAAGTGTACTACTTGTAGTGGTAATGGGTACGTTTTTAATCCTACTAAATTGGTAGCAGGTTTTAAATTTAATGCACCTAATGCTAAATGGATAAGTAACAATGGATTTAGTGTTAATAAATCTATGTTAGATGTGCTTCGTACTGCATCTGTAAAGAATAATAATAAAGAAGCAATACAGTTTTTAGGTGATTTACAAAGACTGTCTGCACTAGATACTTACCTGTCATCTTTTGTTGATGGCATAAAAACATATGTAAAGCCTGATGGTAAGTTACACGTAAGGCTATTACAACATAGAACTGCAACAGGCAGATTCAGTGGAGCAGACCCCAACATGCAGAATATGCCTAGAGGTGGTACGTTCCCTGTTAAGAAAGTATTTGTTTCACGATGGGAAGGTGGACAGATATTGGAAGCAGACTTTGCTCAGTTAGAGTTTAGGACAGCTGCTTTTTTATCACAAGATGAGGTCGCTATTGAGGAAGTTACAACTGGATTTGATGTACATTCGTATACGTCTAAAGTTATCAGTGATGCTGGTCAGCCAACGGATAGGCAGACTGCTAAAGCACATACGTTTGCACCTTTATACGGAGCAACAGGATTTGGAAGAACACCTGCGGAAGCGAAGTACTATGAACACTTCACAGAAAAGTACCAAGGAATCAAAGCTTGGCACTCCAGATTGGCTAAAGAAGCTGTAACCACAGGTAAGATAACGACACCTTCAGGTAGACAGTTTTTCTTTCCTGATGTAGTCAGATACCCAAGTGGCAAGGTGTCAAACTTTACACAAATAAAGAACTATCCTGTACAAAGCTTTGCTACAGCAGATATAGTTCCTTTAGTCTTGATGGACATACATGATAAACTAAATGCTTTAAAGTCTTGTATAGTTAATACTGTACATGATTCTATTGTCATTGATGTTCATCCTGACGAAACACAAAAGGTAATTGATATAATAAAAGATGTTAATAATTATATTGATTCTCTGATAATGAAAGAGTTTAAAATAACAATAAATGTGCCATTATTATTAGAAGCAAAAATAGGTAATAATTGGCTTGACACTAAAGATGTCATATGATATAACTTGGCATCTTAATTGAAAGGAGAAATACAAATGAGTACAATAACAGACGTTACGACAATCGATACAAATAATTACGCAGGTATGGCTAAAGCTATGGGCATGGCTGTGGAATCAGCTTCAGATAAGAAGACTAATACTCTTGCACGTTTGAAGATACAACATGCACCTATCATGGGTGAGATGGAAATAGATGGTAAGGCAGTTAAAGTAGAAACTATAAATGGCGGTGTCTACAAACTAGAAGTACCTGACGATAATACATACTACTGTGATAATATAGTCATAAGACCATACTTGCAGAGATTTATGTATAAAAGATTTATCACTAACTCTAATCCAAAAGACGGTGAGAAACGTGGTTCATATCAAAAGACTATCATGGCAGACAATCTTAATATTGATTTGAAAGATAACTTTGGTAACTTTAATTGTGGAAAACCAGCAGGGTACATAAAAGACTTTGATGCTTTAGCACAAGAGACTAAAGATTTAATTAAGCAAATCAAAAGAGTAAGAGTTCTTTTTGGTACAGTAGATATGGTTAATGCCATGACTAGTGATAAAGTAGAGCATGATATTATCAGTAAACCTTTTATATGGGAAATAGATAATAGAGATGCTTTTAAAATCTTAGGCGAACCTTTTACTAAGTTAGCTAAGATAAAGAAGTTGCCTATTCAGCATACTATCAATTTAACTACAGAAGAAAAAGCTTTACCTAATGGTAATCCTTATGCTCTTCCAATAGCTAGTATTGATACTAATAAAGCTGTGGCTATTGAAGAAAAAGACCAAGACCTATTTGCTGACTTCATGGCATGGGTGCAGAACTACAATGAATATATTGTTGCTGAGTGGCAAAAGAAAGCTACTGATAAAATGAGTGATGATGAATTAGAAGTTGTAGAAACTTTTGTGGACATTGAATAATGAATCATAAAGGTGAATTGGCAGTTCATAGGTATCTGCAACAAGTAGTAGACGGTGAATCTAAAATGGATGAATCTGTTATAGAAACCGTTGCTAATGATATTAAAGATGCTTTGAACCGTCAATTCAATGGTGGCAAAAGAGGTGGGTTTACTTATAGAATGTCTAATATAGGTAGACCCTCCTGCCAACTTTGGTGGGCAAAGAATCATGCAGACAAAGCATCATCTAAGCCAACTACTTTTGTTATGAATATGATGATAGGAGATATTGTTGAAGCTGTATTTAAAGCTTTACTAACACAAGCAGGAGTAGAGTATCAAAACAGTGAAGCTGTAACTTTAAAATTAAAAGATGGCAAAAACATAACAGGAACATACGACCTTGTAGTTGATGGAGCAGTTGACGATATTAAATCTGCTTCTGATTGGTCGTATAAATATAAGTTTGAATCTATTGATACATTAAAAAATGGCGATAGCTTTGGTTACGTGGGTCAGTTAGCAGGATATGCAGTAGCATCAGATAAAAAGATTGGTGGTTGGTGGGTTGTAAATAAAGCCAATGGTCAATTTAAATATGTTAAGGCAGATAATATAGACTTAAAAGAAGAAATAGCCACAATAGAAAAGACAATAGAACAAGCTAATAGTAAAGAATTAGTGCGATGTTTTGAACCTGAACCTGAAACATTTAGAAGTAAACCTACAGGCAACATGGTTTTAAATAAAAACTGTACATTCTGTGATTTTAGACAACATTGTTGGAGTACACTACAAGAGTTACCTGCACAGAAATCTTTGGCAAAAGAACCAAAAATGGTGCAGTACATAAGTCTTGCAGAGGTGTAGATGTCTCCGCATAAAATAAGAAGAGAAGCTATAAAGTATGGATATAGGAGTGGGTTAGAACATGCCCTCTCTTTATATTTAACTAAGCTAAAACATAACTATTCATATGAAAGTATGAAGATAGAATGGGAAGACTTGGCTTACCGCACCTATACTCCTGACTTTATATTAAACAATGGTATTATAATAGAAACAAAAGTAAGGTTTTTAACAGCAGATAGAAGAAAACATCTGTGCATAAAGAAGCAACACCCTAAGCTAGATATTAGATTTGTATTCACAAACAGTCGTAGTAAACTAAGCAAAGGTGCGAAATCTACATACGCAGAGTGGTGTATAAAGCATGACTTTAGATATTATGACAGGATAATACCTGAAGATTGGTTAAAAGAAAAAGGTAAAAATAAACACCCTAACTTCATAAAGTTTAAGGGTAGTAAAATAAAAAGGAGAAAAGCATGAAAATAACTTATGAACCTGAAGACTTTCTACTTGTTTTAAAACCACACCTAGATAAAGATTTAATATGGACAGGGGAAGTATCTGTAAAAATAGTTACATCTGATGCTAACAGGTTAGATGATGAAGACTATTATGGTATGATGCACTTTGCTAGACTAGTATGTGGTTCTATTCCTACTATGGATAAGAATGAAAAATTTAAAATAGAATGTGAAAAAGAAGCTAATCTATACTTGCCAAATGATGACAAGTGTGCTATAGATAAAATTAGTGATGTTGAAGGAAACGTAATAACATTAAACTTTAAATCAGATACAGAAGGAAACGCATAATGGAAAGGCATGGTGATTATATGGCAAGAAGACTGAGAGAAGAAGATAAAGCAGAAGATATGGTTAATCATCCTGTACACTATAACAAGGCAGGTATTGAAACTATTGATGCTATAGAAGCTTCTACTAATGAAGGTTTTAAGTATTACTTACAAGGTAATATATTAAAGTACATATGGAGATATGAATACAAAAACGGTGTAGAAGATTTAAAGAAAGCACAGTGGTATTTGAATAAACTAATTGAGGTTTACAATGACGGTAAGAGTTAAAATGATGATAACGTTTGAAGTAGACCCTGAAGAATACCCTATTCCTGCGGATGGAAGGGTTGACGAAGAGTTTAAAGAACACATACAGGAATACGTACACGATATAGATGGTGTAACAATAAAACATTTAAGAGTATTAACAGAAGGGATTTGACATGATACAAAACTATTTACCAACGGACTACCAAAACTTTATAGCACTCTCTCGCTATGCACGATGGAAAGATGACGAACAACGTAGAGAGAATTGGGGTGAAACTGTAGACAGATACTTTGATTACATGGCTAATCATCTAAGTAAAAATCATTCGTATACTATTACAAAGGCTCTCAAGGAGAAGCTTACAGAGCAGATAATGAATTTAGGTGTGATGCCTAGTATGAGAGCATTGATGACATCAGGACCTGCTTTAGATAGATGCCATGTAGGTGGTTATAACTGTAGCTACATACCTGTTGATAGTCCACGTTCATTTGACGAGTGTATGTATATACTTATGTGTGGTACAGGTGTTGGCTTCTCTGTTGAACGAGAGAATGTAGACAAGTTACCTGTAGTCAATGAACATTTTGAAGACAGCACTACG